GAGCCGCATAACGTCGTCAAGGACCAGATTAAAGTACTTGGCGTTGTCGATCGTAAGCTCTACAGTAGTACCAGACGGCCGGTCGACCGTCAGGGCCATGTCGAGAGTGTAGTCCTTGATAGTAATCGTGGGCTTGGTCCTGATCTTTACCTTATCCCCCATATTACGTATCTCGCCTTCGTACAATCGCGACTTTACGCCGCGTCCGACTGTCGCTTGCGCCGGTCGGTAATATTGCGCACACGCGCAATCCATTCTTCGACCACAGCGCCCGGGCCACTCAGTCTGTGAGGCTGCGTTTTCATATCGTCCAGGCCGGCACAAATCATGATGCCATCCCGGTAATGCCCCATCCGCGCGCACTTCAGCAGGAAATAGGCCCGGTCGGTCGTCAGATAGAGGCTCTGACCGATCCGGTCCTTTTCCATAAACGCACGCAATTTCGAGGGCGATATCGACAACCGCCATTCAACCTTGCCGTCGAACTCCGTGATGCTGCCGCCAAACTGCTTCTGCAACAGGTCGATAGCGACCCGTTTCCATGTCGCAGCACTGACAACCAAATACGCAACAGCAGAGCCGTTCGCGCTAATACTCGCCACAAAACAACCATTGCCGTCGATATACCCGGCGGTCCACTTAACCGTCGGGTGTTTCGGCATCGGCGGCGGGTTATTGCGCAACGCGTCCAGCTGCTCCCGCGCTGCGGCAAACGGCAACCCGTTGAGGGCCTCCGCTGCCTCGGCGATCCTGCGGTGTGCCACGAGGTACTTCCGCAAGAACACCAGCACGTTCACGGCACGCTGCCCGACGACGCGCCACTGCCAGCCATGATCGTCGCTGCCCGAGATCGACCCCCACGGCGTCGCCGCCGAAGGGGGCGTCAAAGAGCTGGCCACCAACTCTACGAAATCCCGCCGTTTATTGCTAAACGAGAAGGCAACGTAGCTCTTGTGGCCACGACAGGGGTCATGGATGTAGATCGAACCGTCGGCGTCAAGAAGTCCAGCAAGGTACTTAGGCGGTAAACGCTTGCCGCGGGTTCCTCTCGGTTCCCGTTTTTCAGGCCCAGTATTCGGACTACCTCCTAGAGATGATCCACGTTGGAAATGGCGGCGAGAACCGTCGCTGCGTAGCACTGCGCCTTCGGCGCATTGGACCGTCGCTTCGCCCGTAATAACAGGCGCCCCCTCACTCGGCCTCTGCTGCTGCGCGCAAGCGCTTGCATCGGGTTCCCAGCGGGGTTCCCGTTTTTCAGAGGGGGTATCAAGTCCTAGCATGAACTTGTCGATCAGTTTACCTGCGAACTAACAGATCGCGTATTTGGCCAGGGACCAAATTTCCGGTACGAACACACCGCCAGCGGCGGCGCCACTATAGGCGGGACTTGCGGCAACACCGCTATAGGGTGTGCCTTGTGCGATAGCCATGATGGCCTCCAAAGTTACGCATTGGCAATGCGTCCTTCGGCGGCCGCCGCGAGGATGTCCCGTTCGATACGGTCGGCCTCTGCCTCCCGCCCCCGGTAACGACCTCGGATTCGGCCGTCGTAGAACGCCTGGATGTCGCGGTTAGTCCAGATGCGTCGTTCCGGAGCGCCGGGTCCGGGTGTCGCGTTGGAAGCGCGGCCCGGGGCGGCAAACGAGGCCAGGTCGACCCGTCCCGCACCGTTACCGTTGGTGTAACTACCGTTCGGTATTGGCGTCTGGGGCGAATAACCGGGAACCGGTTGCCCGTAGTCGGTGTGCTCTTGGAGATACGCCTTGAAAAATCTACCGGTGCGGAGCGAGTCCCCACTGGCGTAGGCGGCCCGCAGCATGTCGAGGCGGCGGGCACCTGAAAATGGGTCGAGTTCCTGTAGCCAGGAATTAAAACCGGCGTCGGTGTCGAGCGACAGCCATCGCCCGGCCAACTCCGGGTCGCGGTCCAGCTCGGCGCGGACCCGATCCTTGACATGGTTCTCCGACTGCCGCTCCTGGTGAGCCCGCAGCTCGGCGATCTGCTGTTGTTGAGCTTGTAGGTCGCGCTGCACCTCGGCGCGCGCCCAGCGGCGTGTCGAGTCGACAAACTCCGGCCCGTAGGTCGTGTAGTCGTCCTCGGGTATCTCGACCTCGGCGGCCGGCGGGGCCGGCGCTGGAGGCGGCGGCGCCGACTGCATCGAGGCGATCAGGTTTTCGAGCTGTTGAACCTGACTGCGCAGGTGCGGAATCTCGCTGTCGTACTTGCCCTGAAGGGTGCGGTAGCGGTGCTGCCAGTCGTCCTGCGGGGGCGCAGGCGGCGGCGCCTGGCGGTCTTGTTGCTGCTGCTCCTGCGGCGAGCCGATAGGAACTATACCATCGAGTTCCGCCTGCTGCTGTGCCTGCGCCGCCTCTTTGGTGGCGTCGGCGGCCTGCTGCTCGGCCTGGAGCTGGTCCTGCAACTCATGCGCGCGGCGCGCCTGGCGGCGCACCGCCTGCGGCACGCGATAACCCGCGTCGCCGTTAGGAAGTTGCGGCGACGCCGGCGCAGCCGTCTCGGCGACAGGAGAAGGCGCCGGAGCCTGCGTCTCGGTGTTATGGGTCGCTGCGTCGGACACTATCTGGTCTTCCCATTTCCTAGCGGGTTCTCGGCCGCAGGGGTTGTCGGCGGCCGGACCGGCACGGTCGGCTTGATCGTCGCCCGCGAGGGGGCGTTGGGGCCGGCCTCCATGATCTCGAAGCACCACAGGACGTCGCGCACACCCCGGGCGTAGCCGCAATTCTCCGGGGTCGCGGTCTCGACGGCCGAGTGCATCAAGCGGCCCATCTGCTCGGACAGCGCGCCCATCAGGACGCGCCAGTCCTCGGTGTGCTTGAGGCGCTGCGCGGCGTCGAACGCCTGGGAACCAAGGCTCAAGCTCATCGCGGCAGACTCGCTGGCTGTTGCAACGATTTGTGGAAGTCGAGGACGTGCTTCAGGTCGAGGACCGCCTCGTGAAGCCGATCCGAGCTACGCCCAAACCGCATGTCCTCCAGCTTGAGGAGCAACCGCTCCAGCTCGGCCCGCAGCGGCATCATAGGCTAATCAACCCGCTGGCCTTGGGCTTGCCGTAAGCCTCAAAGGCGTGCGCCATCTGCTGCTCGGGGCCGCCGATCCCCTTGGTGATGCCGGCGGCGCGCTGCCCGGTGTAGTTGCCCATGTTCTGCATCGAGCGCGATTTGCCGATGGGGTCGGGAAAACCCTTGGCGGGGCTGCCAGCCATATTTCCACCGAGAAGGTGCGGCGGCAGGGCCGGCCCAACCGGCGGCGCAGGCGGTTGGCTGCGAGCCATCACTCGTTCTCGTCGGTGTCGCCGACGCCGCCGACATAAAGCTCGGTCGCCGGCACGTTGCGCGGGTTGAGGCGCCCGGCGTCGGTCGAGACCGCCTTGCCCTTGGGGTAGCGGTTGGGGGACGCGGTCGGGCCGCCGGGGTTGGAGGTGCCGCCGCCTTCGATCTTGTTGGTCTGTGCTTTCACTGTGCCGTCTCCGTATTGGTCGCCTTGAAAAGCGTCGCCGGCCGAGGTCTTTTCGTAGGTGCCGTTCATCTGAATCTCCTTCAGGGTCCGGGTAACGCCGGCCCGACGGTGTTAACCGGCGGCGCGAGGTCGGACAGGGACGCAGGCCCCGGCATCGGCGCCTGCGAACCTTGGGCGGCCGCCGCCGGACCAGCGCCGGGCGGCGCCATGAGGTTGCTACCGGTAGTAGGGGTGCCGACGCCGGAGCCGCCGGCGCCGTTGGCTTTCATCGCGACCGCTGCCGCCTTCAACTGCATCTCGGCTTGCTGCTGCTGAAGGTTGTGCTGGATCATCGCGGTCTGGGCGGCTTTCTCGGCCTGGACCTGTTGCTGAATCTGCTCGTCGTCGGGCACCACGTCGTCGGGCAGCCCGAGGTCGCCGGCGAGGGCGCGAAGCACCCGGCCGCGACCGACGTCGCCGACGATCTTGGCGTCGAGCGGGTTCGCCGTGATCTGCAAGAACTGAAGGCGTTTCTGCTGCTCGGTTTCTTTTTGGAGAGCGACCACGACGCCATTGACCTGGATCTGTTCGGACCCCGACAACAGCCCGGTCTCGTCGGTCAGCATCACCATGTCGTAGAGGCTTTCCAGGACGCCTCGAATGACGTCTTCGTCGATGTTGGCGGCGACGGTTTGCAATACCTTCTGGGCGTTGCCCATCAACATGCTAAGACCGGACGCAGTACGTCCCGCACCACCCTTGAGGGACTCGCCCGTGGTGTAGCGCGGGATCGCGCTGATATCGTCGGCCAGCGAGCTGATCGACCCGTAGATCGTCATCAGCTCCTGGGCATTGGAATTGGGCTGGAAGAACTCAACCGGCTTGCGGTTGGTATTGCCGCCCATCGGGTCCGAGAAGACCTTCCAGCGCTTCCAGGGGTAAAGGGAATCCTCGTTGGTCGTCGGGTCCAACAGCTCGGTGTTGATCACCACCTGCGGCCCGGACGCCATACTCAAATTATTCACGAGGGCGCGCAGCGTCGCGTTGGCGACCTCCTGGAGGTCTTCGAGGATATCCGGGAGGCCGTGCCCGGCGATTGTCCCCGGCACCTTCTCGAAGCTGCTGACGTAGTAAGGATGCCGTTGGCGCGGGCTAGGGGAAATCTGGGTCTTGATCGTGTACCGGCCCACCACCCAGCTCTCGACCATGTATTCCCGATCGAGATCGGGTATCTGACTGCGGTCGATGCCGTTTTCGAGAAGCATCTGGCCTTGCATCAGGCCGTGATACTCGACCGCATCTATAAGGTGGGAGGTGTTGAGGCTGGGGGACTCGCGGGCTTGCAGAAGCGCCTGCTCGACATCGGGGCTATCCATCCAATCCCGCAGCCCGGCGGCGTAGTCGGTGAGGGCGCCGCGAACCGCCTCCTGGTCGTAACCGGGGAGGTCCATGACGGAGACCAGGTCGTTGCGGGTGAGGTGCTGGCGCTCGATACACTCGGCGTTGGTGATCTCCTGCGCACCTGGGTCCCAGTAAAAGTCCTGCGGCGCGACGCGCTCCCAGCACATCTGCGGGACAGTCTGGAGGGATGGGCGCCGCTGGTTCCACACCAGCTTCGGCACCATGCGGACCACCGGGCCCTTGATGACCGCATAGGGAAACAGCGGCAAGTCGACGAGAAAGCGCGCCAGCGCCGAATAAAACCCACCCTCGCGCAGGATCTCGTCCATGCGGTCGGCGGCGGCGTCGGCCTGGATGGTGGCGGTGCGCTTGGCCGCCTGCTGCGCCATGTGCATCATCGCGACGTAGCGGGTGTGAACCTGCTCAGGGTCCGGCTGCTGGCCCTGGGCGGCGCTCTGCGCCGCCTGCGCCGCGACCATCTGGGCGATCGTCGCCGCGACTTGTGCGGGGACCGGCGGGTCCTGCTCGGGGTCGACGGTCCAGGGCCGGTCGGCGCCGAGGTAGACGTCTCTCAGAAGGGACGTGGCGCCCCGGCATTTCACCGCGACCAGGCGCGAGTAAACGATACTGCCGCCGAACTTCTCGATCTCGCGCAGTTTGCCCGGGTCGTACTGGCCCTCGAACATCCTTTGCGCCCGAAGGAGTCTGTCGTTGATCGCGTTCGAGCCGCTGTTGCGGTGATTCTGAAAGCCGTACCAGCGGTTCCGGATGTAGTTGCCCAAGTCGTCGGCGCGAGGGCGGGCTTGTGCGTTCTGGGTCTGGGCGAGCCGATCGCGCTCTTGGGCATCGAGCTGGGCGGGGCTGACGACACGCAGAAAGCCCGGCGCCCGCCGCCCGCTCGTCGGCGGCGAACTTGAAGTCTGACCCGGGATCGCAGCGGGCAACGGCGCGCCTCTGTGAAGTCACTATAATATAGCTCCTATAAATCTAACCAATCGGGGTATGATCCGCAACACCTAGTATTTGAGCTAATGACGGGGCCTTATATATGGCACGCGGACGTGACCAAGACCGAGGGCAAGACATCGGCGGTCACGACGACCGCGACACACTCGACCCCAACCCGGCGCTCGACGACGCGCTGATCCTAAGACTGCAATACGACCTCGCCGCCAAGATCCATCCGCCCGAGACGATCGCGGCGAGATATGGGTTTATCGGGGTGAAGGGGCTGCGGCGCTACCTGGCCCACCACCCGCAGGTGGTGGCGAACATCAAAAAAGCCCGGGCGGCGATCGAGAGCGACGAGGGGTCGGAGGGGCGGGTAAGACTGAAGGCCCTACAAGCTACTGAAGTTTTGATTGCGCCGACCGCGCTGATCGCAATGGACCCTCGTGTGGCGCCCCAGCAACGGATAGACGCCTTCAAGCAGCTTAGCCGGGTCGCGGCGGTCGACGGGTCCGGGGCGGCGGCAGCCGCTGCCAAAGCAGGCAGCGGCGCGGCGTTCACCCTGAACATCCTGTTTCGCGAGAATCCCGAGAAGCTGAGCTTCGTCGCCGACCCCGCGACGGATGGCGGGCCGCCGATGCCAACAGGGACTGGGGTTACTACCAGTAGTACGAGCACAGGCTGGGCCGACAGCAGCGGCGCCTTCGGCCTGGTCGACGTCGAAGACGTCGACGACGAGGTATAGGCGTGGACTACCTGCCGCCGCCGACCGTCGAACGCTTTATGCACGACCCGGCCCGCATCCGCGTCTTAGTTGGCCCACTTGGATCTGGGAAGACGATGGGATGCATAATGGAGTTGATGAGGTGGGCGTGCAGCCAACCGGCCCATAATGGTGTCCGGTATACTCGGTTTGCCCTGATCCGTAATACTCTACAACAACTGCGCCAGACGGTATTGTCAGATACCATGTCGTACCTGGCGGGTATGGCACACTACTACACAACCGACTCGACCATCCAGTTTCGACTGACGCTACCAGACGGTACCCGATTACACTCGGACTGGATGCTGTTGCCATTGGACTCGAAGGAGGACGTGAGGCGGTTGCTCAGCTTGCAGCTGACGGGCGCGTGGATCAACGAAATCCGCGAAGTACCCTTCGACATCATGCGGCCGCTACTGGGAAGATGCGGAAGATATCCTTCCAAGGCGCTTGGCGGCGCGGCACGACGAGGAATTATAGCAGACACCAACCCCTGGGACACCGATTCACCTTATCACGATCGGACCGTATTAAACCCGCACCCGGCGTGGAAGCTGTTCCAGCAGCCGTCCGGGTTGTCGGCGGAAGCCGAGAATGTCGAGAACCTTCCCGAAGGCTATTACGACGAACTCATGAGCGATAAAGACCCGGATTGGTGCTCGGTCCATGTCGAAGCGCAGTGGGGGGTTTCCAACGCCGGCCAGGCGGTATTCAGAAGGACGTTTCATGCCCCGACCCATGTGAAAGATATGGGCGTAGTCGTAAACCCGATGCGGCCGGTGATGGTCGGGATGGACTTTGGAAGAACACCATGCGCGGTCATCGGCCAGCACGACAATTATGGCAGAGCCATAATTATGAAAGAAATCGTGACGGAGAGCATGGGGCTCATCCAGATGGTCGAGGAACATCTGAAGCCTGTTTTATTGGCCCCGCCCTTTGCCGGCCGGCGAGTATTTATCGTCGGCGACCCGGCGGGCGCCGCCAAGTCGCAGCTCTCGGAAGAAACCAATTTTGATATTTTGAAAGAACAGGGGTTTATGGCGTACCCCGCCTCGACCAACGCGATCGAACCAAGGTTGCTCGCCGTCGACAGATTGTTAAGACAGACTTTAATGTGCGAGCCGGCGTTGCAGATATCGAGGGTAGGTTGCCCGACCCTGATTCAGGCGATGGGCAACAAATACAGATACCGAAGGAAGCGCGACGGTCAGATAGAAGACCTTCCGGAAAAACTACATCCCTGGAGCGATATCGTCGACAGCCTGCAATACTTTTGTTTAGGGACAAGCATGAACCTGACCGGCCGCGCGCTGATGCGCGAGCGCAGGTACGCCCAGCGCCCGATGGCTCAAGAGCACGTCAGCGCCGCCGGCTGGACGTGAGGGGGTGGACGGGCCCCTGATAGCTGCGGCCCTCGCCATGGTGCTGTTGCACCGGGCCGACGGCGGCGAGGTATCTATCGTCGTCCCCCACGTCACCGGGCTGCACGCACCCGCGCCGCCGCCCAACACCCACAAGCTGTCGCCCGCCACGGCCCACTGCGTCTTGTGGCTGGCCGACGGCCGGCTGCTGTCGGTGATCGAGCCGTGCGACGTCGTCAGGCGTCTACTCGACGAGGCAGGGCGTTAGATTTTAGGCTGCGACCTTTTTACGAGACCTTCTCTTTTTGACGGGTACCTCGCAGCCTATGCTGGAGTTGAGGGCCGGTTCCGCGACGGGTACGAAAGCGCCTTCGGGGTTGCCGGGGTTGCCAGGGTTGTTTGACGAGGGGTTATTTTTCTTGCGTGGCGCAGAGGGCGTCGCCTTGGCCGTCTCGACCGTCGTTGCCGTCGCCTCGGCGGCGATCGCATTATTTACTATCTTACATATCTCGTCGCTAGGGATCGCGAAGCGCTGCCGCACGGTCGAGTGCAGTCTGCCGCCTATATTACCTCGCACTGTCTGGTACGCGATGGATATGTCACCTGTACCCTGGCGGTACGACAGTGTCACGTCGACACACGGCACACTGACACCAAGATGCTCGGCGATCTGTTTGCGGTCGGGGACCGGTATGGGAGGTGACGACTGCCACATCAGGACAAACAGGACCAACACCCGAGCGGTCTGGTCCGGCAGTCGCTGGGACTGCGACCTCTCGCGCAGCACGTTAGCCAACCGCTCAACGGCGTATTCCGAGATGGTTGGTAGATTAACCTTGGGAGGTGGCGGGCGCTTCGGCCCTCTGCGGGCAGCCATCTGTAAATTCTCCGAGTTAGCCCATGACCAGGACCCGACTTCGTTAGCCCTAAATCCGCGTCGCGTCAGAATCTAGTGGCTATTATATGGAGACTATATTTTCCTATTTTGTGGCAGTTTAGCGACGGTTTGCCTAGAGAAGTTGTATTTTTAAAGGCGTTAGCAATTATACCTCCTATATCCCGATGGCGGGGGGTATAACACAAGATGCAGGTTATAGGTTCTATAACAATGGTTAATAGCTTGCGTTTTTAGGGTGCGGCGGGGCGCCGCAGGGGGTTTAGCCTAGATTAAAACCATTATCAAATAGCTTCGGTTCCCGCGCGAACGGCGCGGGCGCCGAAACCTATAGGTTAGGCGGCGTACCACGTCTCAAGCTGGCACTCGCGGTCCCGAATCAGGCCGGCCGGCTCGATTGGCAGGGTGAGGATCGCAGCGGTCGCGCCGGGACCGTGGAACCGCGACCCCGACTGGATCAGGACCCGACCGTCGACGTTCCGGCGAATCGCGGGGCGGGGGTTGCCGCCGAACAGAAACAGCGAATCGGGCGGCACGGTATAGTAGCCGCCACTGAACTCACGAAAACTCCGGCGGGTCGCGACGGTCCAAACACTCATCGCCGCCGCAAAGCGCGCGCATACCGGGTCCAGCACGAGGTGACATTTCACCGCCGTACCGTCCGGCCCGATGACGTCCAGACGCGGTTCCGTCAGCTCGACCCAGTCGTCTCGGCCGGCGGCGTGCATCAGCGCGCCGACGGGTGAGCAACCGGGACAGGCGGCCGGGTAATGAAATGTCGTCACACCGGTGACGGCGGGGTAGTCCAACAGGGGGTGACGGATGGTCGGCCGCCAGCTCGACCCGAGCAGCTGCCCGAGGTGAATAACACAAGTGACACCAGCGCGGGCGAGGTACTGGTAAAAGCTGGCGAGGGCGCCGGGGCGGGCGGCGGCGCCACCGAGCACGGTCGAGGCGACGATCGCGACCTTGAGCAGGCCGTCTACCGTGTGAAGCACCATTTTCGCGACCTCCCGATGCTCGATAACGTTTATGTTTTGTTCATATAGAATCGTGTCGGGCATCGTAGGGCACCTCGCGGCGAGCGATGCGGATTCTACCGGCATGGCTCGTATTTGTTTTCGCGTGTGTGTCGGAAAGCAATCAGGTAACCGACCCCCTGTGGCTCTCGCGCTACAGTCAATCGCGTCGTTAGCGGGCAGGGCGGCGGCGGGAATTAGTCGTCGGAGACGGTTTCGGGTAGGGGTATGCCCGACTCGACGGTTGACCCCCTGTTTTTGGCCTTGCACCCCACCTCTACGGGCACGCAGGCGTTCCCGCCCTGCCTCGACCTTGGCGTACAGGATGCGGCGTAGCGGGACCGTCGCGGTTTCCTCGTAAGTCCACAGCGCCGCCTAGTGGAAAGATTTCCAGATCAGGTGCCCCGCTATCCCGATCTGCTCGACCGGCATCGTGGCGTCAGGAACGCCCGCCGCAACCAAAACACGAGCTAGTTCGTTCGACGCACCCATGCGGGAGCGGCCCTGAATAGGTCACGCCGTCGATTGTCGTCTCGGCCGTGTAGAAGCAGGATTTTTCCGGCGTCCGAGTATTCTCCTCGGGCCACATGCGGACGGTGATCATGGGGGGCCTTCCGTGGATGTACGGTACTGTACCCACGCCGTCGCGCCGAGTCGAGGGTATAGGAACGATATTCTCACGCCGTCGCGCCGCCACCTACCCCCGCCGTGACGCCGTCACGCAGAGATGCCGTGACGCCGTCACGCAGAGATGCCGTGACGCAGAGGTGTCGTATTTAGGTTTGGATTTTGGTGTTCTCGTCCTGGCACTTTAGGGGCGCGGGGGGGTGGTGGCCACCCCCCTTGGACAGCTACCCCCGGGGGGTGGGGGCGCCCCCGTCTGCGCGGTGACAGTTGCTACACGTAGTAACAAATCGAGGGTATTACTGAGACATTAAAACGAGCGAGCATTAGTGAGCGTTTGTGCTCGTAACTCGGACCGGATAACCAATCATGACAACCAAGATCCTCAAGAACGAAACCGCCGCCGCCGCTACCGACGCGCAGGAAGCCGCGCGCATCGCCGCACAGGCCGCGATCACGAAGGCGATTACAGACCAGGTGAAGGCAATCACGTCCGCCGCGACGGCGCGTGACGATGCTTTCAGCGCGTACGAAGGCAAGGTGAAGGAAGCGAGCGGCGCGCGCGAGTTGGCAATGCTCGCGTTGTCGAAAGCCGCAACCAAAGGCGATTGGTCCGAAGATCAAATCAAACTCGGTCTCGATAGCGCGATTGTCGCGGCGTTTGGCAACCGCCACACCGAAACCGCCGCGAACACCTTGCGCTCGGAATTGCGCCAAGCAATGAACCCGGCTTGCCGCGCGCAAGTCCCGCACATTATCGCGACGGCGGCGGCGGCATGGGACGCCGAGACGAAGGCGATTGAGGCGGACAAGTCCGCCGCAACGCCGCTCCGTGACGAGTACAAGCGCCGTCACCACATGATCGTGAAACACGTTCGCCTCGCAATCCCAGAGACGAAGACCGTCGGGCGCGGTGACGCGAAGCGCACCGAGACAACGCCAGCGATCACGTTCAAGTCCGCCGCCGACGTGGTGAAACACGTTGCGAAGGCTGCGGCCGCGAAGCCCGTCAAGTCCGCGAGTGACATTGCGGCTGAGAAGGTAGACGCGATCATCGCGAGCGTTAAGGCACTCGCTGACGAGTACAAGGCAACCGAGACCTTCGCGCCGATCGTGTCGGCGCTGGCTAAGGTGAAGGCGGCGGAATTGGTGAAGGAACCCGCCGCGCGCGTATCGGTGCAAGAGAACGCGATCACTGTTGCGCCGCCAGCCGCAAGCGAACCAATCGACGCGGCGGCGGAGCTTGACGACGTTCTGGCTCTCGCGACGCAGGCCGCAATCACTGCCGTGAAGGCCGCAATGGCTGCAAAGTAGCAGCCGCTACCTACAAGCCCCCGCCGGGAAACCGGCGGGGGCTTTTCTTTGCCCGAATGCCGGACCGCGACAGAGCCGCTACAAAGGCCGCCAAGCGGCCTGTTTGCTTTTTGGCTGGGGTAGTACCGCCCGACGCTTTTACCCTATCTGGTGACTCTCACAACGCGGCGCATGGCATGCTGGTGTCGCTGGTGTCGCTGGTGTCGCTGGTGTCGTTTGTCTCGATTGGATCTAGACCAACGGAAGTGACAGTACCATAAGCCGATTTACTACCCAAACGAGACGCGGAAAGTGTCTCACTGTCACTGCCTCGCTACGGTATACCCAAACGGACGCAATCGTCGGATTGACGCCGGATTTCGCCGGATTGGAGCGTGTATCAGCAAAATCAATAGGTTAGCATTCTAGTTGCGAGCCGTTCGCACAGTTTACAAAAAGACACATAAGCCTTAATCGTGCCTTATTCGTCGGATTGTCGCGCAAAACCAATGCCGTAGCTAAACTTACTACTTGTAGTAATAGCGCAGCAGCTTAGTTTTAAGCCATCCAGCCGCTTTCCCGATGGGGTTCTGAGCCGGAGGCGGGGAATTAGAGGGTTCAGAAAACGGCGAAAGCATTCTAAAGTCTACATATTATTATTATATATTATATTATCTTATTATTATATTTATATTATCCCTATTAACCGTCTGTTTTTAGGACAAGGGCCTTGTGCGAGCGAGGCAAAATCGAGTTCGAGTTCGTCGGGGGTGCGTAAATACACCCCCCTCCTCTGGAAAACGGAGGGATAATTAGAATAATTATTTTCATCGTTGCATATCAACAGCTTGGCGCCACGGCGCGACGAGGCAAATAACCCTCCGGACCCGGTATCATCCTCATTTTTCCTAAATACGCAGTCGAATATCCTATTTGCCAAATAGAAGTCCGCAGAAATCTACATTCGTGCGTGGCGCACGTGCGCCACGCACGAATGCTAAATAGAAGACCGGGCAGTCTGCGTTCGTGCGCCACGCACGTGCGCCACGCACGATTGCTAATCGGCAAACCATTGTGGTAGGTCGTATCGTGCGCCACGCACGATCACCTAATAACCGAGGTCGTGAGAATGACCGCAGTCGAGTTTTGCGCCGCCCTCGACCGTCTAAACTTCTCGCGCCGCGAGCTGGCGATTAATCTCGGCGTCGCCGACTCGACGGTCAATCGTTGGGCGCGCGGCGAGCTGCCGGTACCCCAATACGTCGTCTATGTACTGCTGCTTTTGCAGACAATCAACAACCTAACAGATGACGTAAGCCAATGTTAGCAAATACTTAGGGACGGTCGGGAACAACAAGATTGTTTAATTTAGTATTATATTTTACTTGACATTTAATAATATATGTGCTATAATGCAAATAAAAACAAAACGGCCCGGTCGGCGCCCTGGCAGCCTCGTCGTGGCGAGGCGACCAGGCACCGGCACTGCCACAAGTTGTTTCTGTCACCACCACATTGTCGGCGTTACTACACGTAGTACGAGCTTAGCGAGTGGTAGTAACCCCGGCACGGGTCGAGAATATAGGGGCTATCGGATGCGAGCAGCAGAGTTACTGCTGTATCTGCCCTGACGAGGCGACGGCGCCCCGGCACCGCCGGGAGTTACTACCAGTAGTACCTTAACCAATGCCGGTCGGGATCAACCCGGCCGGCCCCACTCGGGAAGGAGCTTAAACATGACCGTTATTCGTAACGCCTTCTACGCTTTGCTCATGGCCGTCGCGTCGGTCATAAGCGTGATTGTCTTCGGCGCCCTGGCGAGGGCGCTGTTCTAGTGATTATCAACGCGACCGACGGCAGCCACCGCGCGGTCCTTATCCCCCTCGCCAATGGCGAGGGCGTCGAGGTCGAGCTGTGGCAGACGGCGCCCGCCTGCCTTCTCGGTAGGTGGGTGCTGTCGTGCCCGTTTCACGTCGCGCTCGACGCGGTGCATGCCCACGTCGCGCCCCTAAAGCAGACCGACGGCGGCGCCGTGACTGGCACGTCGCTGCGCCACCGCGAGAAAACCACTGACCTTACCTACGACGCCGACCTGGGTCGGGTTGTCGAGACAAGGAGAAAATAATGGATACTACACGTAGTAACCCGCCGCGCGACATGGCGGCCGCCATCGACGCCCACCTGCGCCGTCACAAAGAGAAGAACGCGGGTCGAGGTAGGTGGGAGTACATGACGTGCTCGCGGTGCGACGACGGGCGGCGCCCCGACAAGTGCCCGGTCGCCGTGCGCCCCGGCTTGCTGGCCCTCGGCGTGTGCGAGTATCCGCGCGCCGTCAACGATTGATCCCGTAACAACTGCCTGACCAGATCGTCGATTTGGTCAATGTAACAACGAGAGTGCGCCGAGGTCCAAAGCTGGACTCTCGGCGCCTATTACCAGTAGTAAAAATATAAGACCTATAACTCAAGGATGGAACCAATGTTCGGACAACCGCGAAAGCCCACCTGCGTCCACGGCCACGACACGACCGCATGCGGTCGGAACCCACTGACCCGACGATGCAACGCTTGCATAAAGCAAGCGAACGACATTTACCGAGAGGTAAATCGCGAGGCGATCCGCGAAGCGCAGCGCCTCGACCGCGAGACCTATCGGGCTATTCTAGGACGGTCGAGAAAGTAGGAGGTACGATGGCACTACAACTGGGCGCCTTGCGCGACGCGCTGATCGCCGCCGGAGCGCCGCCTGACAAGGCGGACAAGGCGGCCGAGGAAGGCGCGGTCTACGAGAACCGCATAGCCGGGATCGAGACCCGCCTTACCGTCCTGACGTGGATGGTCGCGCTACTACTGGCCGGCGTCGCGAGCCTCGTTCTCAAAGCCTATACGTGAGTAGGCCCCGCCTCACGGCGGGCCACCAGCGCTCGCCGGCTCGTACTACGTGCAGTAAAAATATAGCAACTATCTCTAACTCGGAGAAGCCTGATGTCAGCTTTTGTCGTAGATACCGACTGCATGGACCGCGTGGTGCGCGGCTTCGAGATACAATCCTCCGGCAACTGCACCCGGTTAGGCCGCGATCTATTCAAGCTCAACATCGAGGCGGTGCGGCAGCGCTACGGCGATCCCGTCGACGAGATGCTGCCCGACGGCTGGACGCCTTCGGATTACGTCTACGTCGAGCCGCCGGCGGTACCCGGCGTCCCCTCGGACGTCGACAGCCTCAAGGCCATGCACTGCCTTATCTACCAGTGCAGCGAGGGCGACGTGCCCGAGCAGTCTCTCTACCAGATACTGGTCGAGATATCGCAGGCGCTGGAGCGGCGCGTGCTCGACCACCACAAGGTCGAGGACATCCACGATCTGCCCGAGTACCAGCGGGCGGCGTGGTGACGTACTACCCGTAGTAACAACAATTTAACTCGGAGAAATAGATCATGTCTCACGCTACCTATGCCTTCCTGATCGACCTCGACCCGACCGACCTCAGTGACCAGGAGATCATCAACCAGGCGACGTCCGAAATGTCGACCTGGGCCGAGCGGCATTGCGACGAGAACAACTGGTACCAGGAGGAAGCCGTCGTGCTGGCCGACGGCAGGGCTTTATCTATGGCGACCCCCGGCGACTACCGGGGCCGCGACTGGCTGGGCAACGAGTTCATCGGGATGCCGCAGGAGACGCGCTGGGAGCGGGCGCGCCTGTTCGCGATGCAGTGCGTCGCGACCGACTTCGAGCTGGGCGGCAGACCGTCGATCGGTCTGCCTCTCGGCGAGCCGGCGCCCGACCCGGAATATTGGTCGAGCTTCGAGCAGCTGCGCGACCGGATTATCGAGGAAGTCCCGCCTCGCCTGGCCGCGCTATGGGCCAAGGGGTCGCTATTGCACACCGGCGGTGCCGGCGGGTTTTCCTTGGACAACTACGTCAGGACCAAGTGGTCGCGGCAGTTTTCCATGTTCACCAGCAGTATGGACTACGGTCGCGACTGTGCGCCTTTTTGTGGGCATGGGACGCCTTACGACTATCGCGCTTTCGACCTGACCAACGAGGGCGACGACTACCCGAGGGCGATCCTGTTCGTAGACATTCACACGTGAGACGGCCGATGCCCCGATACGCCGTCCGGCTGCGCCACACTCTCCTTGAGGTCGCGACCGTCTACGTCGACACCGATAGCGCCGAGAGAGCCGCGACGCTGGCCCTGATCGACGCCGAGCAAAACGGCGCCGACTGGATGTTTGTCGAAATTCTTGACGAAGCCCGCGTCATCGCGGTCGACAAAACGAGCCGACGTAAGTGAAGCGCCCGACCCCCTGGTACGTCGGCCTCGGCCTAGTCGCGTGGCCGGCGCTCCTGTTATACGCCGTGGCTCTCAGCTGGTATCTCGCCGAGGCCACGGCGCCAGCCCAACCGCATCCGCAGGAGGTCAAAAATATAGGAACCATACGGTAGACCAACTAACCTCAAGACGTTAAAACTTATGGATGGAGCTTCTGACATGACCACCACACCTCTTGACCCCGTGCGCGAGGCACGGGTGCGCCGCATGGTGCCCGACCCGTCTACCGAGAAGCAAGCCTACGCCTTTGCTACCGTCGACGACCTGATCGCCGCCGGCTGGGCGGTAGATTGAAATACTACTCGTAGTAAAAAATCATAACCTACGGATGGAACAAATGGACCTCGTTAGAGCAAAAGACTACCTCCTGCGTACCCACCTCGCGGCGCTGGATCGTGGGGAACGCGCGAACGCTTATTGTCTGGCGTCTTCGCCGGGCGTCGGCAAGACCGAGGCGCAGGGCCAGTACGTCGAGACGCTGGCGCTCGCCTTGAACAAACCCGTCGCGATGATCGTGTTCATGCTGGCCACGGTCACGTCGCCGGACATTCGCGGGTTCATGATACCAACAAAAAGTCCAACCGGCGGCGCGCCGCTGACCGTGTTCAGTATGCCGCCATGGATGCCGCGCCCCGACGGCACCAACGTCTCCGTCTGTGTTCCCACAGGGAACACGGACGACCCGGTCGAGTGGCACGACGTCGGCCAATGGGACGGGCCCCTGCCGGAGGTCGGGGTTCTCGTGCTCGACGAGTGGGGCCAGGCCGAGGAGGACGTCAAGAAGCCCGCCGCCGAGCTGCAACTCAACGGTCGGTGCGGCGACTGGAGCCTGCCTCGCGACTATCGCGTCGTGAGTTGTACGAACCGCGTGACCGACCGCTCGGGCGTCCTGCGGGAGATGATGTTCATCGTCAACCGCAGAGGTCTCCTCAATATCGACGCCCGGCTCGACCCCTGGCTCCAGTGGGTCGAGACGCAGCGCGACCAGTACAGGCCGCACTACCTCACCGTGTCGTTTGCCAGAGCCCACCCAGGGGTCGTGTTCAGGGACACCGTCCCTGACGGCTCCGACCAGTTCTGCACCCCGAGGTCGCTCGTCCTGATGGACAAGGACCTTCGAGGTATCAGGACGCCGGCCCAGGTCAAGGCCGGGGAACTGTTGGACCTGGACGACCCGATCGCCCACGAGTGCGTCGCGTCCTGGATCGGCCCCGGCGCCGCCGGGCAGTACCTGGCGCACCTCAAGTTTGCGGACCAGCTGCCCGACCCCGAGGACATCATCGCCAACCCCCTGACGGCGAAATTACCTCCCCGTCAGGACGGCCAGATGGTGTGTGCCTTCAAGCTGGTCGAGCACATCGACGAGGACAACGCCGGGCCGTTCCTGACGTACATCGCCCGGATGCACCAGGACATGGGGGTGCTCGCGGTCACCACCATCAACCGCGATCCGCGTCGCGCCAAGTTCGTGTACCCGCTGCCCGAGTACCGCGAGTACCAGCGCAAAAACAAGGGCGTCTTGTTGGCGGCCAATAGTTAAAGGAAAGGGAAAGGTAATTCGATGGACGACATGCTGGCGATCTTCGCCTGGACCGAGGTCGACCCGGACAGCGGCGAGGGGGTCATCACGACGATGATGCCTGCCCTCGATAACCGTTTGTGCAACTTGCAGAGCCGCAAGCTGGAGGTCGCGCAGCAGCTACGCCCCCTGGCGGAGGCGCACCATCGCGCCACCGGCCATCGGGTACGGCTGGTGCGCTTCCTGCGCGACGACGTGTTGGAAGACCTACCGGGCATCTGACCGAAATCGGCGGGGGTTACTACGCGTCGTAACCCCCGCCACCTATAAAATATAGGAGCTATCATGAACGACATGACCATTGCCGTCACCCCCGACACCGCCTTGCACGACCTCGGCAAGGCGTTGCAGGAGGCGGCGCTTCTGGCCCACGTCAAGATTTCCGTGTGGGACGGCATGAAATCCGACAAGGCGGTCCTCGAAGAAGTGAAGCAGCGCCACGGCGCGCGGGGCGACGTCGGCAAGATGATCAAAAACCTCTTGGCGGGCGCCGACGGCCCCCTCAAGAACCTCCGGTCGGCTTACGCCGCGGTGCGTACGCGGCATTACGAGCTGACCTTGCCCTGGGTCTCGGACCTCGCGGCCGAGCGCAAGACCGGGCCGAGATTACTGCCGCACCCGCTCTTTCAGCGGTACCTGACCGAGCTGGGCACCTTGAAGCGCGCCGCCTACGACGCCTTGGAGGACTTCCTGCCGAGGTATCCCGACCTCGTGTCGACGGCCCGCCAGAACCTCGGCGGCATGGCCGACAAGGACTATCCCACCGCCGATGACATCCGCTCGCGGTTCCGCATCTATCAGGACTTCGAGCCGATCCCCGACGGCCAGGGTTTTCGGGGCCTGCCGGAGAACATGCTGGACCGGCTCAGTAAGCACCTCAACGACCGGCAGGAACGCCAGCGCCAGGCCGCGAGCGACGCGATGTGGCAGGAGGCCAAGGACCGCATCGGTCATCTGGTCGAGCGACTGGCGACCGAGGACGCCAAATTCAAGGAAGCCTCGGTGCGCGCCGTGAGAGAACTGGTAACTCTGTTACCAGGGTGGAACATCAACGGCGACGGCCGCGTCGCGGAGATCGCCGCCGACATCGAGGTAATGTTGGAAGGCGTCGAGGCGGCGGATCTGCGCAAAGATGCGCAGATGCGATCCAACACGGCGGACGAGGCCAAGCGGATCGCGGCCAAAATGTCCAAATGGGGGTTGTGATGGAACCGAGCGCCGAAGCACTGGAGGCGGCACGTGAACTTGAAGGCTGCGATTTCAGTTCAGCATTCAAATGCTACGCATGGTTTATGCGCAGCACTGCTGGGTATTCCTGCCCGAGTCACCCGGTCGATGGAGGTCGCCCATGAACGGCGCCCTCGCGGATGTGGGCGCTACGATCAGCGACCACATGGACAACATTCTTCGCCTGTTCAAACCGGGCGCAAAGATAGCGGTCGTCGTGCGCCATCCCGGCTTTCCGGAGCGAGATCTGGTGATGACCAACGACGCGATCGCCGAGGTTATTGCCTGCCTGGAGAGACGCGCCGCCAGCGAGGCGCGGCGATGACCGGCGCTTGAGCACCACCCCGTCGCCGGGGCACATCTTGGCGACCGCCACCTTCGCCTCAGCATCCCGAAAGACGATGCCGACGATGACGGTGGGGATCATGAGACGCCCTAGCCCTCGACCGCTACCGGACGGCGGGAGTTGAGGTGGAACGGAAGCGTATTGCCCAACGTGTCGGCGAGCTAAGAGTTTTACGCTTACAGATCGGTAACGATCCGGTCGAGGGCGCCAACACTATCATTCAAGACTTGGCCCATAATATCGCAACAAATTGGGCTGATTATGAGGAATATGAGCCATGATCGCACCCGACCACGAGCCGCCGCCGATGGTGCCGAGCGCCCGTAACCGTGTCCTGGTCGCGGGATGCTTCACGCTGCCAGGATACCACTATGAGGTTTGCCGCGCCGCTGAGGCCGTGAAGCTGATTGAACAATCCTATCGCGACGGATGGAACGCCGCCCTCGCTTCGCAACAGCCGATTATCGGTGTAGTGAGAGCTGGCGCAGCGTTGAGTATGATTATCAAATGGATGCCACGCGATACAGTATGGACGGTCGCTGAAGCGAAGCGAGTCCTTGCCGCGCGGGGAGTAAAAGCATCCGCAAAAGAAATTCACAATGCGATTGGATACATGAACCGCAAGGGCATAATTAAACGGATCAGCTACGGACACTATGCGGAGATTGGAGACATTCAATGAACGTCGTCAGTTGGAAGCGAGGCAAGCACCGACCCTTTGCGATGCAGATGCTGCGCCGCTGGAGCCCGATTTACAACAAAGCTAGAGCCATCGACGGGAATGCTGAGCGCGACCAGATAAATTTTGACGAGGGGCGGCGTTTTGAGAGAAGAGCCGCCCTCGCCGCGCAAGCAGACGACGAAGCACAACGGCGAGCGATCATCGAGGACGCTTGCGACCGAGCGTTTGGGCCGGACGACGACGCAACCAAGTAAACAGGAGAACTCGGATGAAGCACACCATGACTGCAATCACGATGCTAATGCTGTCGTCGCTGCCGTGTTACGCGAGCGACATCGAGGATAGGTTGTCCGAAGTCGAGCGTAAGCTGGACCTAGTAACTGCGCCTTGTGGTATTTGGATGCAGCAGCATACCGCGTTTCTTATCGCCCGCGCCGCGACGCCTGCCGACCAACGACAGAAACTAATAGAGGTACAAGCGGCGCGTAAGGTAGCTTGTGACAAACTGAAGTAACTCAAAACAAAGGAACTCGGATATGGAACAAGTCAAGCGACTGCCGCCTAAGGCGGTACTGACCCACGAGCAGGAGACGGCGCTGATCGAGGCGCGCATCGCCTTCATGACGCAATGCCCCTTCTTCTGTTACTACTATTACGACCAGCTTAAGGAGTACCCGACGCTCGCGATACCGACTGCTGCGACCGACGGCAAGCGGGTCTTCTTCAACCCGGAGTATTTCTCCAACCTCCGACCGGCCGAGAGATGTTTCGTCCTGGCGCACGAGACCTACCACGCAGTGTGGGGGCACAGTAAGCGCGTCCGGTACTACCACACTGAGGGGACCATCGAGGGGGTGCCATTCATCAAGGACCTCTTTAACATCGCCGCCGATTACGTCATCAATGCTGACCTGATCGAGAACAAAATAGGTCTGTGCAACCCCGAGTGGCTGTACGACAAGTCGATATCGGGCACCGACAAGATCGAGGACGTCTACGTCAGCCTCTTCCAGAGGCTGCCGCCGCCGGTCGAGGGCCAGTCGAAGCCGTGCGAGGAGGGCGAGGGCGGCGCCGGCGCGGACGATAAGGAAGCCAACGACGAAGCTAAAGAGAACAAACCGGGTCCTACTACCGGTAGTACCAGCAAGTACGGCAAGGGGTCTCAGCCCGACAAGAAGGCCGCCGCTAATGGCGGCCGGTTCGACGAGGTAGAAGAACCCTATGTCGACCCGGCGACCGCAATCCCCGACGAGATCGACGACATCACCCATCGGGAAGCCGTCGCCCGTGCCATGTCGGCCGCCAAGGCCATAGGCGACGTACCGGGCTTTATCGAGAGGTTGGTCGAGGAGATCATCAACCCGCAGGTCAACTGGCGGGAACACATCAGGATGGTCCTGACGGGCAAGCTGGGGTCGCGGCGCGAGACGTGGCTGCGGCCCAACCGCAGGCGGCTGGTTCTCAACCCGATCGTCTACCTTCCCGGCAAACGTGGCAACGGGGCCGAGTTGGTCGCGGTATGGATCGACAATAGTGGTTCTATCGGTAAGGCCGAGTACAACGCCTTCTTCTCCGAGATCGGCGGCATCCTGGTCGACTGCCGGCCTAAACGTCTGTTGGTGGGTTGGTGCGATGCGACCGTCCGAAGGACGGAATGGGCGTCGAGCCTGGAGGAGTTCTGGGACGCCGCCTACAAGCCGACACCGGGCGGCGGCGGGACGTCGTTCATCCCGCCATTCTATTGGATGCGGGATAACGATTTGTGGCCGGAGACCACGGTGTACCTGACCGATGGCTACGGCCCGTTCCCGCCGAAGCCCGACCACGACGTGGTGTGGGCGATGACGACTGAGATCGTGGCGCCCTTTGGCGAGACGGTACGCATTCACGCCTAACCATAAGGGGGCCGGCTCGACCGGCCCCCCACCCTCTCGGAAGGAACCATAATGTCAAACTGGATACCCTCGCCCGATCACATCGAAGGGTTCAAGCGGGCGGTCAACGCCCTGATGCAGAACCGCGTCAACGCGATGGAGGTCGGGTTCCCGCTCGACCTCGATCAGGTCCTGCTTGTAACAACTCCCCCATCTCTTGCGGATCTATTAGCTTTGGGCCTCGACTCGCTCAAGGAAACCAACATCCTCTGCTTCGAGATCGGGCCGGATCAGGGCGCGTCGCGGCGGTGCATCGTGAAAGTGTACCTGCGCCACGAGGTGCATTACGCCTGGAAGCGGCAGACCCAGCCCCGCTACAAGGCAGACGACCCGATCTACTTTAACAACGCGCTGGACCTCGACACCCACGACAAACTGATCAAGTGGGTCGATAGGTCGGTCTATGAGCGCCGGCTCGCAAGATTGGTCTCGCTGACCGTCGCGGACTTCCTGCGGCACCGCCCCGAGATATCCCTCTATCACATCGCGGCACGCTGGCCGGCGTGCAAGATGCTCTTCCCCCGGGTTCATGAGCAGCTAAGCGGGCGGCACCGCAACATCTGGGGCGACCACGGCAGTCAGCTCGGTAAAAACCTGCGGCGCTGGGAGTGGCCCCTGCGAGGCGAGGAGGCGGAGTGGCACGACCAGTACCGGCGGCGGATGCGCCTCTGCGAAGAAGCCATGCTGTCGGCGATCACCTTGCCGCCGGTCGAGTACAAGCCGATGAGCGTTCCAGTTCATGGCGAGATCGCGGACTGGGAGAAGCGCGACGGGCAGATACTATGACTGAGCGCCACTGCGGTTCCTGTACCCTTTGCTGCAAGCTGTTGCCGGTGCGCGAGCTGGCGAAACCCGCCAACACGAAATGTCAGCATCAGAGCAGCAAAGGTTGCGGCATCTACCGGCAGCCGGGCTTCCCTAACAGTTGCCATTTGTGGTCGTGCCGCTGGCTGGTGGGCGACGACACCGCCGACATATTGCGGCCGGACCGGGCCGGCTACGTCATCGACATCATGCCCGACATGATGCGCCTCGAAAACAACGATACCGGCGAGGTCCACGAGATCGAGGTGGTTCAGGTTTGGGTCGAGGGGTCGAGGGCGCCGCTGGTTTTCGACAAGCGGCTGCGTCGCTACGCCGAGCGGCAGGCCGAGGCGCGGCGAGCCCTACTGCTGCGTTTCGCCGATGGTTCAGCGATGGCGATGTTCGCTCCGGCGCTCTCCAGCGACGGCCAGTGGCACATCATCGACAGCGGCGACGCCCGCATGAAGAAGGTCGAGACGCAGAGCGGCAGCTTGCTGTTGGACCGTCTAAAAGGGGGGTTAGCCGAGAAATGAGGTGCAACCACTGCACGCTACGAGGTATTCGTCGTCACGCCGAGACCGTAGGCGGCACCGTCGAGACCCGGCCTAAACCTACCGATTACGCGCCTGACGGTGTCGATGTGTACGTCAAATACCCCAACGATAACAGCCCTATTTGGGCGGCGTGGCTAATGAAACTGCCCGAACACTGTGTGTGTTAAGTTAAAAGTCCGATGTCGCATATCGGACTCTCCTTCGCTAGATGCCGGCCGGGGCTAGTCCCCGAGGCCGGCATTTTGCTTTTAGCACACCCGTCGGGATCGGCCGCCCGAATCCGGCTTCCCCTAAAATATAGGAATGATAAGATAGCCTCGGATGGAACCGGGGCGGCCATGACTCTGGTCACTTGCGACCTAGAAACGCACTACAGCCAGGACTACTCGCTCACTCGGATGAGCGAGACCGACTACATCCTCGACTCGCGCTACGAAACCATCTTGGCGTCGGTCAAGGTGGGCGCCGGCGCGACCGAGGTCTTCATCGGGCATGACGAGGTGGCGCGGCGGTTTGCCGAGATCGACTGGGAAAATTCGGCGTTTCTCTCCCATAACGTCAGGTTTGACGGCGCGATCTTGGCGTGGCGCTTCGGCTGCGTACCCAAGCTCTACCTCGACACCTTGTCCTGCGCCCGCGCCACGACGCACTGGACGATCGGACGGTCGAGCCTCGCCAAGGTGGCAAGTTATCTGGGCCTCCCGGCCAAGGGGGACGAGGTCGTTCGGGCCAAGGGCAAGCGGCTCGCCGACTTCACGTCGGACGAGCTTCAGGCTTACGCCGCGTACTGCGTGCGCGACAACGAGCTGTGCTACGCGATCTTCCAGAAGATGCGGCGGTGTTTCCGGGCCAGCGAGATCACCCTGATCGACCTGGTGGCCAGGATGTTCATCCTGCCCCAGGTCAAGCTCAACGAGGGCATCCTCGACCTCCATCTAGCCGAGGTCCTCGCCGAGAAGCAGCGGATCGCGGCCGTCGTGGCCGAGATACCGAAGGAAATCTTCAGCTCGAACACTAAGTTCGCCAACCTCTTGACCCAAACCGGCGTCGAGGTGCCGATGAAAACCTCGCCCACCACAGGTAAGGAGATACCGGCCCTGGCGAAGGGAGACTGGCAATTTAAGGAGCTGTGCCAGGACAACGAGCTGCCGGCCCTGGTGCAGGCGCTGCTGGCGGCGCGGGTGTCGGTCAAGTCGACGCTGGAGGAAACCCGCTCGCGCAACCTCCTCGCGCTGTCGCGTACCGAGTGGCCGGGCCAAGGCGCCGGCTGGGCGCCGATACCTCTTAAGTATTTTGGCGCGCGTACCGGACGCCTGTCGGGGGACGGCGGCGCAAACTGGCAAAATCTAATGCGGGGCAGCCTGATCCGAACGGCGATAGAATCGCCGGACGGCTACCGCATCGTGCATCGCGACGCGAGCCAGATCGAGGCGCGGATGACCGCGTGGATGGCGCGCTGCGACTATCTGCTCGACGCGTTCGCCGAAGGGCGCGACGTCTATTCGGAGTTTGCAAGTATTGTTTACAAGGAAAAAGTAACAAAAGA